CCATGTTCGACAGGTCGGCCGGATCGTCCGAATAGCGTTCGAGATTCCAGTACGGCGGACACGAGAAGATCAGGTCCGCTTCGACATCGGCAGCAAGCCGCGCGATCTCGCGCGCGTCACCTTGGCGCCATTCGGGCTCGGGACCATCGGCAAGGTTCAACTGCGCGGCGTTCGCCGCGACCTGCTCGGGACGAAGCTCGATCCCGACATATCGCCGGCCGAGTCTCGATGCGACGATCCCGCGGACCGAGCCGCCGGCGAAGGGATCGAGGACGATCCCGTTCGGCGGGCAGAACCAGCGATAGGCGATCTCGCAAATGACAGGATCGAAGATCGACGTGCCCGATCCGACTTCGAGGATCGCCTGCGAAACCGGATCGAGATCCTCGGCGTCGCGAACACCCTTCGCGAAGGTGAGATTCGTCATTGCAATTGCCGGCCGCGCCCGTCGCCGCGGGCCTTTGATTTGGAATAATCGGCGGCCGGCAAGGGTGAACCGCCCGGCGCTGCCGCCTTTGCGATCCGCTCGCGATCAAGCGGGCGTGGGCTGCCGCCGGGAGCCGCGCCGCGCCCAAGTTCGGAGCGGATACCGAGGTCGATCCAGGCTCGCTTGCGATCCTGCCACCAGCCCTTGCGGGCATCGAGCACGCTGAATGGCGGAATCCCGAACCGCTCGGCCAAGGTGGCGGACGGCTCGGACGCCGACGATCCGGCGGGAGGAGAGCCGGTCTCGTCGGCGTCCTTGCCCCCCAGCGTGGCGCCGTCGATTGAATCAAGGATGCGCAGCAGGTCGGCGTCGCTGAAGCCGAGCACATCCAAATCGAATTCATCCTCGCGAAGCGCGGCGAGTTCGGCGCGAAGCATCGCCTCGTCCCAGCCGGCGTTCTCCGCGATCCGGTTGTCGGCGATGATGAGCGCGCGGCGCTGCGCTTCGTTCAAGTGATCGAGCACGATCACCGGCACTTCCGTGAGACCGAGGCGCTTCGCCGCGAGCACGCGGCCATGGCCGGCCACGATCACATCGTCAGCGCCGATCAGCACGGGGTTTACGAAACCGAATTCGGCAATCGATGCGGCGATCTGCGCGATCTGCTCCTCCGAATGGGTCCGCGCGTTGCGAACATAGGGGATCAGCCGCTCGATCGACCGCGTCTCGATTTGCAAGCGATTTCTCCGTTGCGCCGGCGCTTGTGCGCACCGCGCACCCGAAGGTGCGCACCCAAGGTGCGCAACCGGAATTCGTGCCTGTCGCTAGATTTCGATCGGGCCTTTGCCGCCCGCATACGTTGGGCGGCGAAAAGAACCTATGGCCGGCCGGGATGGGCGGGCGCGCGTCCCGCGATCATGCCAGCAAACATGCCGAAAAACGTTTCATTGTTGAAGCCAAAAGTTCGACGTGTTTTGCGGTTTATGCGACGACTAAAGCAGGCCTTCGCGACGTGCTTCGTCGATGGTTGCGGTCACGCCTTTCTTGCGCCCCTTCTTGACGCCCGCGAAGTACTTGGAATTGAGCCGGTTTGCGATGGTGATCAGCGACGCAACCCACCGCCGCCATGCTACGGCGCGCGATAGGCCAACGCGCCAGCAGATCGGCTTCCAGCGAACGCCCTCGGCCCGCAGCCACACGATCCGGGCGTCGTCGGGTTCAAGCCACGTGAGCCACGTGAATGTCTCCTCCATGCGGCTGATCGCCTGCGGCGTAGGCGCTATCCGCGGCATCCGCGCAGGATCGTAGCCGTAGGCTTCGACGGCGGCTCGGATCATCGGTGGCCATGTGCTGAAGTAGCCTGGCACACGGGTGTCGGGCAGGCGGCGGAGCGTTGACGCTGCCTCTTCGAATCGTTCCTCGATGTCCTTGGGCGTGTATTTCATCTCGCGCGGGCCTCGCTGACCAGTTGGGAGAGGATGGCCGCATAGCCGGCGACATCCTTGATGCTATCGGCGTGCGACCAGTTGTGGCTGAGCCGCGCGAGCTTCACGCCTATCATGCACAAGGCGACCTGCTCGGGTTCGACTTGGAAGCTCAAGATCACCGTCCAGATGCGCGCGATCTCGTCGAACAGCTTGGCGGGAGCGCCGTATTGATCCTCGCGATCGGTGAGGACATCGGCGAGCTCGTCGAAGAATTCTGCCCTGCCCATGGTCATGTTCCGATCCCGTTGGAGATCGCCCAATCGAGGAGGGCGAGCGCGTCAGCCTCGTTGTCGTCCTTCGGGGCATGGCCGCGAGCGCGCACGGCCTTGATCACGTCGTCTTTCGATGCGTTTCCCTTGCCGGTGGCATGGCGCTTGATGGTCGCAACCGGCACGCCGAGATAGGGCACCGCATGCCGCTCGCACCACGCGGTGAGGTGGGCAAGGAAGCCGCCGTAAACCTGCGCGGCAAGCGTGCCGGCATGCCCGCGAACCTCCTCGAACACCACGACACCGAATGGACCAGAGGCGTGGGCTGCATCTGCCAGGAAGCGCTCGAAGCGGAGGAACGCCATGCCGGCGCCTTCGAAGCGGCCAGGCCTGAATTCGCTCACGCCGGAGGCAATGCGTCCCGAGCGTGGGCGTACCGCCCAGCCGCAGCGCGAGCCGAGATCGAGCGCGAGGATGGCACGCCGCGGAAGCGTGGCGATACGCGGCGCCGGCGGCGTTTGAATTGGTTCGGCAAGGGCAACGGCGAGCATGGGTCCTCCAAACTTCAGAACGGGATTTCATCTCCGCGCGACCAATCGATCGGCGCTTTGCGACGAATGCCGGTGACGGCGGCGCCGGGGAATTTCTGCTTGACGGTGAGAACGTCCTCGCCGAGCGCCTCGATCAGGATCGCGATCTCGGCCGTGGTGAACACGCGGCCTTCGCGCGCAACGTGGTGGGCTTCGTCTTCACTGCGAACGAGCGAGATGATTTCGCCGGTCGAAGGGAGGACACATTCCCAGACCTGCGGCGCGAGCGGCTTCGCCCCGGCTTCGTGCGCGGCGCGGTCAAGTGCATCCCAGGCGCGTCGCATGCCTTCGACTTGCGCGGCGACGAAGCGTTCTTCGCCCGAGCGCAGGGCCGCATCGAGCCGATCCTTCTGTTCGTCGAATTTCGCGCGGAGGAAATCCGAAACCAGCAGCCGAAGGCGACCGACGCCCCACTTGCGCTCCATCGCAAGCGCCACCTGGTCGAGGCCATCGACCATCGCCTGAATGCGATAGGCGGACGGCGCCATCGCGTCGGCGATCGGACTCAAGGCTCGCGTCGCGCGCCTCATGGCGCCAGCCTGAGCCATGGCGCGCGAGCCGCCGAGCACCGGCGGCGACGCGCGCAGGGGGTATGGGGGATATTTCTTCCCGCCTGTCGCCGCTTTGTTTTCAATGAGTTATGCATGGTGTCTCCGCGTCTCCGCCTTCTTCTCCGCCAAGCAAAATCAGTGATTTAGGAAGGGTGTCTCCGCTGTCTCCGCCGCCCTTTCAAAGCCATTGCGCGACCCTCAGCCCGTTCAGTTTCGCCTTGCGGTCGCTCACATCGATCGTGACGACGCCGTTGGTGAGCCAGTCGGCGACGAGCTTGTCTGCGGCCTTGCGGGCCATCCTTGCGTGCTGGACGAGGTAGTGGCCGAGGTAGCGCGCGCCGCCGCGCGGCGAATGGGAGAACGGCGTGCCGTCGTCGAAGCGCCGCTGGATTTCCTTCAGCACCTCACGCGCCTGCGCCATCGTGAACTCGGGCTCGGCGCCGGCGCCGGGTTCCGTCTCGAGCTGGACCAGCAGCCCGCTGTCCTCGCGCGTGTAGGTGTGGGCGTTATAGTCGGCTTCGTCGTTTGCCTTGACGACCGCGCCACGGACGATGCGCCCGCGCTCGAACGGGATCTGGAGCCTATTGCAGATCGGTCGCGCAGCCTCGTCGTCGAATTTCCAAAGCGCGTATGCGAGCCGCGCGCCGTCAACGAGCGCCGTGGTGCCGCGGATCGCCTCGCGCGCATCATCGCCGTCGGCGATGCGGAGCATGCCGTCTTTGCGCATGTGATGCGTGAGCAGGATCGTGGCGCCGGTCGCGGTGGCGAGCTCGGCCATTGCTGACCACAGGAACTGCGCCGCGGCGGGATCGGCGTTCACGTCCGCCAGGACGAAAGCTTGCAACGGGTCGATGACGACGAGCCGTAGCTCCGGCAGTTGCACGAGTTGGCGTTTGAGGTCGTCGAAGAAGGGGGTCCGCGCGAGGGCCTTGCCGTTGGTGGCGATCAAAGGGCGCGGTCCACCGGCGTCCGGCAGCGGCAATACGATCAGCCGCTTCGGACGGCGCAACCGGCGCGCGTCGGGATCAATGCGGTTGAGCCGCCGGTGCACGGCATCGAAGCTGTCCTCGGCCGTGATCACCACCGCGGTGCCTTCGATCGCGATCCGGCCCCCGAGAATCTTGCGCGGCTGTTCGAGCCCCGCGACGCCGGCGGCGATTTGAAGCGCAAGATCGAGGGCGAGATAGCTTTTGCCGAGGCCGCCCATGGCGGCGATCAGCGCCGCGATGCCGAGCGGGATCGTGCCGCGGCATAGCCAGCTTATTGGACGCGCTTCGCCGACGTACCGGTCCGCCGTCCATTGCAGGAGATCGATGCCGGGTACGGGCTTGTCATCGACGGCATGTTCAGGGTTCTCGATGCCCCACTTCCGGCGCCCGCCGGCGACCATCGAACCGATCTCGCGACGGGTCTGCGCGATCGTGTAGCCGGGAAGCGTCAGCGCTTCCGCCGCGGTGAGGATTTCGGCATCGGACCATCCGCGTGCAATCCAGTGGCCTGTGAGGCGAACGAGATTGTCGTGCCAGTGATCGCCGGCGCGAACCCGCGTAAGGCAGGCTTCGATGGAGACCTGGCTCGAACCGATCTGTAGCGATGCATGTGAGGGGCGAGGCGCTTCGGCGGCTTCCGCGCTCACATCAACCGGCGCTCCGCGCTCAGGCCTGAGCGGCGCTTGAGCCGGCGGAAATGCCTTGGCGATCTGCTCAGGCAGATACGCTTTCGGCCGGCCGTCATCGAACGTCATGAAATCCGTTCGCTCGATGACGCGGCCTTCCTTGACCGGCCAGGCGATCGAGCCGCCAAGCCGCATGACGCGACTGGGATTGACTACTGTGGTGTCGCCGCCGAGCGCCTCCGCGAGCGCGAGGTTCTGAATGCGGCAGGCGTGCGGGTCGCGCTCCGGCCGATTGAGTCGCCACAGCATCTGGGCGCGCATATGCGGCTGGCGACCCGTGACCACGACGCCGGTGGGCGGGCAACCCCGGTGGCGATAGCTCGTGACCGCAGTTGCGGTCGTGTCGTCGTCGATATCGACATAGAAGGTGGTGAGCGCGAGGAAGTCTTCGTCCTTGCAGCGCCCGAATGGCGGAATGTCAGGCTTGCGAAGCGCCTGGCCGATATAGACGTTCTGCCCGGGTCTGCGATTCTCCGCGAGCGCACGTTCGACCAATTCATCGAGCTGATCGGTGCCGAAGATCGCAGCGTGGCGTAGCCGCCCGTCGCGGCCGTCCGTCCAGGCAAGCTCTATCCGTCCTTCGTGGCAGCCATCGAGAAAGCCTTCGAACAGATGGGCCACATGACGGCGCATCTGCTCGCGGTCGGGCTCGATCATGGGCTGGACGTTTGAAGCTTCCATTGTGGGCGCACGCGGACCGGCCGGCGAGCCGAAGCTCGCCGGCGCGTTCCATCAGAACAGGGGTTCGGCGAGCGGCTCGGCCGCGGGCTTCGCGGCGGGAGGCGGCACGTGCTGGGCGGGCTTCGCCGCCGGCGCAGCGCCCTTCCAAACATCGGTTTCCTCAACCGGACTCTCATCCGGCAGATCGTCGGGGCGATCGACCCACTTCACGATGTCGAGCTTGGGCCGATAGTTGGTGCCATACTTGTCCTTCATCGGCTCTGAGCCCGAGCACGACACGACGGGCACCTTGCTGCGGTTCTCGGCCATGGCGCTCTGTTCCTCGAAGGTGGCATAGAGCTCGCGGATCGCATTCGACAGATGGATCGATGCCGAGGAGAACTCGACCGCGCCGCCGAAGAATTTCGGGCTGTAGGCGGCCACCACAAAGCCGCGCTTGAAATCCTCACCGGGACTTGGCGCCGCACGATCGAGCGACGGATCGATCATGCGCTCAGGTGCTTGCCCTTCGCGGAAGCGCAACCAGCCGGTGCTGATGTTCTTGAGGTCGAGCAGGAAGGTCGGGCGGGTGATTTCCTGATCGCCGCCTTCCGGCGAGCGAACGAACCACTTATCCGCCTTGGCATTGTATTTGACGTAAGGCTTGATCGTGCCGGAACCACCGATGTTGAGACCCATTGGGTTTCTCCTTTCGCGTTGAAGGTTTGATTCAGAAACCGAAGACTTCCCGGCCGGCGGCGCGCGCGGACGGGTCGGACCACCAGAAGGCATCGAAGTCTGGGACGATCAGGCTGGTGAGCTCGCTTGCATCGTTCGAGATTGCGAGAAAGCGGCTAAGCGAGAGCGCGATCATGCGCAGCGCCGACAGATGGCGGCCGATGTCATCGCCGGACATTTCGTAGACTGTGACCTGGCGCTTGTCGGTCTTGCCTGGCGCGGGCTTCGCGTAGGCGAAGCGCATCCCGAAATTGCCGTGCGCGGATGCATAGACGGCGCCTTGCCGCCCATGCGCGTCGCCGATCTGTGACGGGAAACGTTCGGTCGTCTTGAGATCGACGATCAGGCCATGATCGGAAAAGCGCCAATCGATGTAGCCGATCAGCGGAACGGCCACGTCGTCGAGGCGGACTTCGATCTTCTCCTGATAGCCGTCCGGCTTGCCGTATTGCTTGAGTTCGGAAAGCGCGCCGCGGACCCAGCCCGCGAGCTTCTTGCGCTCGTCTTCGCGGCGCGGGTCAGTGCTCAATGCCGTCTGTCGAATGAACTCGCGCTCGGCGCCTTCGATGCATTCCTCGATCGAGAGGCGCGGATTGGTGAGCCCGAGGTGCACACCGTGCTCGACGGCCTTGCCGCGCGCCGCGGGAATGCCGGGCGGCGTTCGCCGGCCAAGCAGCCGCTCCATGATCCACAGCGCCGGCTGCGCAGCCCAGAGGTTGAGTGATGATGCCGAGAGATGCTCGATGCCGTGACGTTCAAAGGGATTGGTCATCGGCGCGCCCTCATCAGCACTAGCGCGGCGCGGTGAACGAGATCGTCGGCGTCCTCGAGGAATTCGATGTCGGCGTCGCGGAACGCCGCGCCGAGCTTCAGTTCGATGTCGCCGATCAGGTCGAGCCGTTCGAACGGATCGAGCTGCCACAGGCGATCCTGATCGGATGGGAATTTGCCGAAGCGCTCGAAATAGGAGAGCAGCACCGCGTTGGCAGCGAGCGCGCGCGCCTCGCGGCGC